GGGCCGCTTTTAGAGCCGTACATGATCTACTCGGCGTTGACGTTTACTGGACAAACGGCGTTTCCCACCTCGGCACTGGCATTCAACGGCATGCAGTCATCGAATGCGCCACAGATTGACATCCGTATTGGTTCGCTGGACTAGAAGGACATGATTGTTATGGCACAGCGCAAAATCCATACCTACCATCCGAACGGTACTATTGATATTCAGACGGTGCAGATCCCCGACGAGGACGACCGCCGTGATCGAATTACCGCCCGGTTGGCGCAACTACCTGCCGAGTTGAACGCCCTTCAGGGCGATATCAACAGCGCCGCCAATGTCGCCCAGCTCAAGATCGCCACGGCCAAACTCGCCCGCATGGTGCAGTGGATGGTTCGCCAGCAGATCCAGGCCTATGACGCTGCGGAGGATCTGTAAGATGCGCGCCGTGCTCGTGCTCATCGCCGCCGCCCTCCTGTGGCTTGTGCCTATGCAGACGGCCAGCGCCCCACAGCCTATCCAGGGCCAGGGCAGCAGCCCCTACTGCTTGTTCGCCGTGGCGGGCTATCTGGCGGGCGTGGACATGTGGGAACTGGAGACCGCCTACCACCGCCAGAACCTGCCGACGCTGGGGTTGACGCCGACAAACACGCATATCTTTACGTTGCTTCAAGAAAGCTATGACGTGACGCTCAAGGGTGCAAAACATAAAGACTGGCCAGCAGCAAAGGCCGCAGTACAAGCGGGTACGCCGGTGGGTGCCAGCGGTCAGGGGCACGCGGTGGTGCTGCTGACATGGAATGACCAGGGCACGATCCTGTATCTCGACAGCCTGCGGCCGGGCGTAGTGCTAAGTATGAATGAAAAGCAGTTTCGGGCCTGGAGCGACGGCTGGTACTGGTGGAGGCGATAACGATGAGCGACGAACCGCAGAAAATCCAACCACTCACCGGGCAGCGGCACGATCGGGAAACCGACGCCGCTGTTGTGGCGTGCAATGATTATCTGCGGATGGGTATCGGGCGTTCGCTACGTGGACTACTTGAATCAATACAAAACACAGACAAATCGCTAACAAAGAAATTAGCTTGGGGAACCATTGCGGGGTGGTCTCATAAATTTGACTGGCAAGAGCGGGCTGCTGCCTATGATGCTGAGCAGGATGAGGCGAAGACCACCGAGATTCATCGTATACGCACCGAAGGCCTGGCCGCCGATCATAACCGTATTGTGGAGTTGGCTGAGATTTTCGACGCCCTGAAGCAAGACTTTACTGCCAGTGGCCTGTATCGTACTGATATCAAACTTAGCGCCACAGGGCAACAGGTTGAGGTTGAATCTTTCAATAAACCACTCATAGACACCATGCGCGGCATCCTTGATGATATCGCTAAAGAAGTTGGCGGGCGTAAGCAGGTGGTCAATCTTAGTATCACTCGCGATGAACTGAAGGCAATGTCTGACCAGGAAGTTGAGGCGCTGGCTCGTAAACGAAAACTGGTGACACCGTGACCACCGCCGACTACATTACTGATGACGATCTGCTCTTGGAGTATGAGTTGCGCCAGCGGCGGCGTGGTGCAATCGCTGAAGATGCTGGGCTGATCGAACGCACGCCGACGGCTTGGTTATCAGCGCTGTACCCACAGGCTGTCAGTAAACCGATGGCGCCGCACCATAGCCGCACATGGGACTGGGCATGGTCAATCGAGTGCGGCACAAAGCCCCGACCCTATGTGCTGGTACTGCCACGTGGCGGCGGGAAGTCAACTACGGTTGAGTTGATTGTGATTGCTGTGGGCGCTACCGGCCGCCGCAAGTATGGATGGTATGTCAGCGACACGCAGGATCAGGCCGACGAGCATGTATCTATTATTGCGACAAAACTGGAGAGCAAGGCACTGGAAACGTACTATCCAAAAATGAGTCAGCGGCGTGTGGGCAAGTACGGCAACAGCAAGGGCTGGCGTCGGGAACGGCTGAGTTGTGGTAATGATTTTACCATTGACGCACTAGGGCTCGATACTGCCGCCCGTGGCAAGCGCATTGATGACCAGCGGCCAGATTTTATTGTGTTTGATGATATCGATCGCCACGATGACAGCCCTGCGGCAACGCAGAAGAAGATTCTGAATATCACCCAGAAGCTTCTCCCAGCCGGTGCTCCTGATCTGGCGGTTATCGTGATTCAGAACCTAATCCTTGATACCGGTATTGTCGGCCAGCTCGTCAACGGGTCGGTAGACTTTCTCGCAGATCGCATTGTAGACGGCCCGCACCCGGCACTCATCGGGTTGGAATATGAGCCGTACACCCGAGAGGATAACGGACTGTTGAGTTACCAAATTACCCACGGCACGCCAGTTTGGGATGGGCAAGGTATTCTGGAATGCCAACAGTACATTCATACGTTCGGTCTTGACGCATTTCTGACCGAATGCCAGCACGATACTGGGCGGGTCAAGGGCGGCTACTACGATGACATTAGCTTCAAGCGTTGCAACCCCGATGACGTGCCCTGGGGACAGATCGAAAATGTCCAAGTCTGGTGTGACCCGGCCGTTACCAATACCGACAAGAGCGACAGCCACGGAATCAATGTGGACGCCCTTGCACGCAACGGGACGATCTACCGTCTGCGGAGCTGGGAGGATCGGGCCGATCCTGTCGCTGTTTTACAAAAGGCGTTCTTGTGGGCATTGGAGTTTAAGGCGAGTGCTGTAGGCATCGAAACAAACCAGGGCGGCGATACGTGGCTGAGCGTGGCCGATGTGGCATGGCGGGAGCTGGTTACTACGAAGGTTGTTGCTCCGGATGCTCGCCGACCAAACCTGCTTTCTGCAAAGGCTGGTGCTGATACGGGCGGCAAGTTCGAGCGCGGCAGTCAGATGGCGGCTGAGTACCGTATGGGCCGTTTTGTTCATGTTCGCGGCACGCACGAGGTTTTAGAAAAAGCACTGAAACGGTTCCCGTTGTCGAAACCGTATGACCTGGCCGATACCGCTTGGTGGTCATGGAAGGGTCTCATGGAGGGGTATGGTAAAACCTTTGCCGCCGCCGTGGGCGGAAGCCGGAACGCCTTTACCCAAGGACGGAGATAGTTATGAAGACACAGGCAGAAAAAGAAAAGTTCTTCGCCGAAAGCCAAGCCATGTTTGATCGGCTTGCCGCACAGCACAATGGGCCTATCAATCCTCTTCCGTCGCCGACGATCCAATGGTTGCCAAATGGCCCGGTTGCGGAATATACCGTTCTTGAGGCGGCCAGCACGGATCGTTTGATCTATCTTGTTGCCAAGCATATCAAAGAGGGTTGGCAACCCTTCGGTGGCGCGTCTGCCGGACATACCAACGTTGTGCAGGCGATGGTTAAGTATGAACCCCTCCAGTTGCCGCGCTTTTTGACGGAGGCCGCCCATGACAACACCTGAAGAACGGGTCGAACACGTCTACGATGCAACGATCTGGCAGTACCTGGATAACGTATTGCGGGGCGATCCTGTGGTCAAACAGGAGATGATACGTCATATTGCTGCTGAGATACGGGAGTCCTTGCCCCGGTGGATGTCAGCGAGTGAATGCCTGCCGGATCTTGATACTGAAATCCTTATCTCAACACCAAACGAGGTTATGCGCGGAGTGTATAGTACGTGGCCTGATGAGGCACATTTTGTTGACGACCGATCATCATGGATTGAGAACGTTATTGGTTGGCAACCTCTGCCGCCGCCTATGAAAGCCGAGGCCGCCCATGACTGATATCGTTCGCACCACCGCCACTACCATACCGATCCCAATCCCCGCCGCCGTTGACCCCAAGCGGGATATGGTTGCGGGCGGCTCGTCCAATTGGGCCACGCAGTACGCCCGCACGCTGCCCCAGCGGGTTGACGACCTGGCCGCCACGCTCGGCGCCGATATCTATGACCGCATGCAGACCGACCCGGCGGTATCGGCGGCATTGCGGACGATCACGGTGTCCATCCTCGCTCACGGCTACCAGCTGGCGCCGTGCGAGGACGAGAAGCGGCAGGATCTGGCCGGTGAGATTGCGCATTTCTTGGGACACACGCTCGACAACCTAAGCATTCCATTCCCGGACGTGTTGGGCGATATGCTGGGGGCCGTGGCCGAGGGTAACCGCGTGGCCGAGCTGGTCTGGGCGGATCTGCGCTGGAACAACCAGCAGCGCCTGACGCTGAGCAGTATCAAAGTCAAGCCGCGCAACGCCGTGGCATTCGCCGTTGACCCGTTTATGAACGTGATCGGCATTATGGCGCGGGTCGCCGGGTCACCGTTCCCCGTTCACTCGGGGCAGATCTTGGGCCTTGACCCGGCCAAGCCGCCGCCCAACCTCCTGCCCCGCGACAAGTTCGCAATCTGGACGCATGAGCCGAAGAACGCCGACCCTCGGGGCACGTCGCTGCTGCGGGCCGCCTACGACTGGTGGTGGATCAAGCAGCAGGCGATCCCGGAGTTCCTGAAGTACCTGTCCCAGTTCGCTAGTCCGTCGCTGGTCGGTACGACGCCGGAGAACAGTGGCGGTGGTTACGGTTTGCCGGGTGCCGCCACGCCCGAACAGATTATGCTGGAGTCCTTGTTGCAATTTCAGAACGGCAGCGCGGCGGTGTTCCGTCACGGCAGCGAGGTGAAGCCGATTCAGGCCCAGGGCGGCGAAGAGGCGTACAAGACGATCTTTGCCCTGTGTGACGCCCAGATCACGGTTGCAATCCTCCTGCAGTTGCTGGCGACGGGTACGGCCGCCCACCAGACGAACGCCAGCACCGCCGAGCATGCCAATGTCCTGGAGGACGTGATCAGCCGGGTGAAGCAGTCGCTTGAGACGATGGTGGAGCGCGATATCCTGCGGCCGCTCGTGCTCAACAACTGGGGCCCAGACGCCTTGGGCTTGGTGCCGCGCTTCTCCTTAGGCCAGGTGGAGCAGCAAGACCTGACGCCACTGATCACTGCTATCGCCAACCTGACGCGATCGGGCTACGTTGACGAGTCGCAGAAAGCCGCGCTTGACGTGTTGCTGCAACTGCCACAGCGGGCAATCATTGAGGAGCCTGTAGCGCCGCTGCCAGTGACCGAGAAGGATACGGACGACGAAGAGTCAGAAGAAGACGAGGACGAAACCCCAACCGAGTAGCCGCTTTGTATCGCACCTGGAGGACGCAATGGCACTACAACCACCACCCACCATCCGGCCGCTTGCAGAATCCGAGGAGCGGCGCGAGTTGCGCGAGTATATGATGACGGAACGACAGACACTGATCATGCGCCTACGCCGGGTTGACACGATCCTGATCAGCATGGGCGCCATTGCCGAGCCGACGATCAAGACGCACCAGGAGCGCCGGGCCGAGCGCCATGATAGAATGCGCGGTAACACCACAAAGGAGTAGATTATGGCAGACTCAATTATCCATACCGATACAATAGACGACAACCATCGCGTTCTTACTGTCTATAAAAGCGGCGAAATCCGTTATGCCGGGCCAGGCGTTGATCTTGAAAAGCTCTTCGTTGCTGTGCCAAGTCGCTATGGTGCGCTCTGGGCGTTTGACAACTTGCGCCAGCATTATCCCTTTGACGGCCTTGACCAGTTTATTAATGAGGCTATCGCTATCGCCCGCGAGGAGTTCGGTACTGAATGGGGATCAAGTCATGAGCGATAAACCACGATCCAACCAGCCAGAGACCGCCACGCACGAGCAGCGGGCGGATCGGGTAGTAGCGTTGTTCAAAACGACCATGACCACCCCAATCCCGCACCTCTCAGAGAAAGCGTTGCACTTTATGATCGTGGAGGCTATCGAGGCGGTCGAGGCGCAGACCAGACGGGAATCATTCGAGAGTGCAACATGAATGAGACCATACCGCTTGACACAATCCCCATGCCGCCCCGTGAGTTGATCGCCAAGATGATCTATTGGCAATTGCACCATGTCACGAAGCACCACCCTGACGAGCTTCACATTCACGAGCTAGAGCAGTGGTTGTATGAAGGTGGCTATATTACCACCGATGCCGAGGGTAGTTATGAGCTAACGGCGGCGGGGTGGAAACTTTACGAGGCGACTATGCCATATAACTACTGGGCTTCGCCAACGAAGGAGTAACCTATGGGAACACGCTGGGGCTATCGCTGCCTGGATTGTAATGAAGATTCAGACACGACATTCTCTAATGCAGAGCGCGAGCTATCAACCCTTGCATTGAACTTCTCCACAGTGAAGATGTTACTTGGTTTATCAATTGTTGAGGTCAAAGCGATCTACGGATCTCAGATACTTGTATTCCTTGAAGAACATGACGAGCACAACATTGTTCTCTTGAAGGGATGGGACGAAACATTCCCATTTATCCAACCGAGCGACGAGCCATAGTAAAAATCTATGTTGACATAGTATTTCTCTATGGTATATAATGGATGTGTCAAGTTTTGTGCCGGTTCGCCATTAGTTCGGCCCTTGATACCAATGGTTGCGGCGGTGTGGTAGGTGACACACAAGCAGACACAGGAGCTGCCATGGCAAAACGCGACAGTAACCATGGCCAGTCGGTTCAAGTCCGACCCGTAACCTTAATATGCCAGACCTTGATAAGAAGCCGAAAGGCTGCACGGGTGTAAATCCCGGATCTGACTCCACCAATCAAATAACCAGCCACCACGTGAACCACGCAGCGGCGACACTACTCCCAAAAGGAGAAAAGTGTCGCCGCTTTTCGTTTTAGGGGCTTGTATGCCAACACTTCTGATACCAGACCGACCATGGGCGATCACCCAGGGCAGCTATGAACAGGTGCTGGACGTGATCAACCGCAAGGATCTGAACCTGGCCGCCGCCCGCGAGAAGCGCGAGGATCACGCCGTCCGTGCCGTCGAACTCTATGGCGGGAAGAAAATGGACGGCGCCCGCTATATGACCCTGCGCAGTGGGGTGGCAATTATCGACGTGTACGGCCCGATTGCCCGCCGTGCCAACCTGTTCAGCGAGATCAGCGGCGGCACCTCGATCGACTTTCTCGCGCGCGATGTGCAGGGCGCCCTCGACAACCCTGCCGTGCAATCCATCCTCCTGGTGTTCGATAGCCCTGGCGGTGAGGTGACGGGCGTGTCTGAGCTGGCCGCCGCGATTGTGGCCGGGCGCGATACCAAGCCGATCAACGCCTACGTCGACGGCATGGCTTGCAGCGCCGGGTACTGGCTTGCCAGCGCCTGTAGCAGCATCACCACCAATGACACTGCTCTGCTTGGCTCGATTGGCGTTGTCATGGCCCTGCCCGATCCCACGAAGTCCAACATCAAAGAGATCGAGATCGTCTCAAGCCAAAGCCCCAACAAGCGCCCCGACATCACCACCGAGTCGGGCCGGGGACAGGTGCAGACGATGCTCGACTCCCTGGCCGACGTGTTTATTAGCGCCGTTGCCGCGAACCGTGGCGTGACTGCCGCCACCGTCCTGGCTGACTTCGGGCAGGGTGGGGTGTTCGTGGGCCAGCACGCCGTTGCTGCGGGTCTGGCCGATCGTGTTGGCAGTTTTGAAGCAACCTTAGCGGGCCTGATGGCCCAGACCACTACTACCCCTATGCGCTCGACAACGAGCAGAGG